ATTTAGTCCTTTTAGTTTTATTGTGTTGTCCTACCACAGAAGTCATTATACAGAGTGTTGAGAGAAACGCAACACTTATTTTCAATTATTTTCAATTATTTTTAGTAGGGCCAAAAGGCCCACCTGGCCTACTCTTGGTTGGCCTCGTACTCTAGCTGCATGGTCGTGTCGTGGTACTCTTCGAGCCTGGCCTGCAGCGCTGACAGCGCGTTGAACCGGTTCTCGTTAACCTCGCGGTAGTACTCAACCGTTGGGTTGATCGTGTTGACTAGCAGTAGTACCTCTTCGTGTGATAGTTTCATCTTGTGTCTCCTTAGTTAGGGTAAATTAAAACCGTACCGCAGTCGTGCCACTCTGAGTGTAGGCCTATCTTGTGTAGGTACTCAAACAACTCTGGGTGCACGCCCATCGTGTCGCGAAAGCCGTAGTAGTCGAACGCGTAGTTTTCATTGATCTCTGAGCCCTCACCGGACCACAGCGCGCCCTTGCTGCCGTTGAACTCTTCACCGTCTTTTAGCCACACGCCAGGGAAGCGCTTGGTGATTTGGTCTGCTTTTCTTTTTAGTTTGCTGTTCATTTTATTTTCCTTGATAAGGGCCCGAAGGCCCTATTTAATTAATCGTCGTAATCGTCTTCTGGGTGACCCTGATCTGGGCCTGTGTAGTGTGGGTTGCGTTCCCAGGTGTCGTACGGTGAAAGAATCCATTGTTGATCAGCTCTTTCAGCGCCGTAAACGTAAGTGTATTGATCCACTCGATCTTGTTCGGTACCGTAGTTTGTGTATTCATCTTCGTTCATTTTGTTTAGTCCTTTTAGTTTTATTTAAGTTGTGTTATTGTGTTGAGGCAAACGCACAATTAGTTTATACTGTCGCTTGTTGAATGATATTGGAAAACAAATGAGCAACGAAGAGTACAGCCACCTGATGAACAAGAAGCCCGCAGCCACGGTCTTGTCTAAGTTTAAGAGCAACCGATCCTTGGCCAAGAAGCTTGGTATCAGTCCGAGCACGATCACTCGCTGGACCTATCCTAAGATCATGAAGGGCACCGACGGTCACATCCCGCAGAAGTACTGGATTGAAATTATTCACATCGCAAGGCGTGAAGGGTTTACACTTACGATTGAACATTTGTCAGGGCTTAAAGCATGAGTGAAGTAAGTGAGCCACGTGAGAGAGCCTCATCGGCGCTAATGCCAAGCGGTCTTACCGCGCAAGAGGAGGTCTTCTGTCAGAACATTGTTAGGGGCAACAACCAGTCAGATGCCTACAGAGCGGCCTACGACACCAGTCGCTACAAGGAAGCTACCATTCATCGCTCTGCAAAAGAGCTCATGACCAAACCCAAGCTAATCGCAAGAATCGCAGAGCTACGCGCTCCTGTGATCAAGAAGGTGCAGATCACACTCGAAGATCACCTGATTAAGTTGGGCCAGCTGAGTGACCTCGCTGCAGCCAAGGATCAATACTCTGCTGCGATTAATGGCGAGATGCTGCGAGGTAAGGTCAGTGGCCTGTACGTTGATAAGATCGAGAGCAAGAACATTAACCTGAACGGCTCGCTGGCTAGTGAGATCAAGCTGAGCCGCTTAACTGACGACGAGCTGACCGAGTACCTCAGACTAACCGCGAAGGCCTCAGACGAGAGCCTAGATGGTCTTAAGGTGGTGACCGACGTATGATTGACATGTCCAACGTGATCCCGCTGCGAGCTATCCAGCTTGAGCACGACAGGCGGCGAGCTGAGCGGTCCTTGAGCGAGTTCACTAAGATGGCCTGGCACGTGATCGAGCCTGGCACGCCTTACATCGGCAACTGGCACCTCGATACCATCTCCGAGCACCTGGAGGCCGTCACGAAGGGCGAGATACGCAACCTGCTCATCAACGTGCCACCTCGACACATGAAGTCGATACAGGTCGCTGTCATGTGGCCGGTGTGGGTGTGGATGACGCAGCCGCAGTTCCGTTGGCTGTTCGCCTCGTACGCTATCAGCCTGTCTGTGCGTGACTCACTCAAGTGCCGGCGCCTGATCGAGTCACCCTGGTTCCAAGAGCGCTGGGGCCATCGGTTCGCGTTGACCGGCGACCAGAACGCTAAGACCTTCTTCGAGAACGACAAGTCCGGCTACCGGTTCGCTACCTCTGTTGGCGCGTCGACCACTGGCCACGGCGGTGACGTGCTGGTTGTCGATGACCCGCACAACTCGATGGAGGCGCAGTCAGACACGATGCGCGAGTCCACGCTTGAGTGGTGGGACCAAGCGATGAGCACGCGGCTCAACAACCCCAAGACCGGCTGCAAGGTGATCGTGATGCAGCGGCTGCACGAGAACGACCTCTCTGGCCACGTACTCAGGCAGGGTGGCTGGGATCACCTCTGCTTGCCGGCTCAGTTCGAGAAGGGTAGACGCAGCAAGACCACGCTGGGCAACTACGACCCACGTACCGAGGACGGTGAGCTGCTGTGGAAGGGCCGCTTCGGCATGAAAGAGATCGACGAGCTCAAGACGCAGCTTGGCGAGTACGGCACATCGGGCCAGCTGCAGCAACGTCCGTCACCGGCAGCTGGTGGTATCATCAAGCGCGATTGGTTCAAGCTCTTGTCGGCCAATGACCCACTGCCTAAGCTCATGTACGTTGTGCAGTCTTACGACACGGCCTTCACCGAGAAGACACAGAACGACCCAACGGCCTGCAGCACCTGGGGCGTGTTTAACCATGAGAAGGGTAAGTCGGTCGTGCTGCTTGACTGCTGGAAGGAGCACCTCGGTTACCCCGACCTGCGTAAGAAGATGGGCGAGGAGTACCGGTCCAAGTACGGCGACAAGGACAAGACGGTCGACGTGGTGCTGATCGAGGAGAAGGGCTCAGGTATTAGCTTGATGCAAGACCTGCGTCGCAGCGGCGTGCCCTGTCATCCGTACAACCCAGGGCGAGCAGACAAGGTGACACGCGTCCACTCGGTCGCACCCTTGCTTGAGTCTGGCCTGGTGTACCTGCCTGAGTCTAAGAAGAACCCAGGCCGCGCACCATCGTGGACAGACGCGATGATGCACGAGCTGATGATCTTCCCCAACGGCGAGCACGACGACATGGTCGACAGCATGACACAGGCGCTGATCTACTTGCGTGACACCAGGATGCTTAACATCGACAGCAACGACAGTGAGAACAGCTACGCGCCACCAAAAGAAAGAGGCAATCCGTACGCAGCATAAACTTAACAGGAGAGACAGCTATGGTAACAGCCGACGGGTTTGACGAGGCGATTATTGGTGAGACTACACGAGGCCTTGCGGTGTACGACGCTAACAAGATAATCGCGATCTTAATGGAGCGAGACGGGATGACGTACGACGACGCGGTAGACTACTTCTACTTTAACGTTGAGTGCGCGTACGTTGGTGAAGAGACGCCGATTTATATTTACATGACAGATGACTTTCAGTAATTGTATTTTAATTTGATATGAGTTAAAATCGCGCAAAGCCAATCCTTTTAGGGAATGCTATGCCAAGCCCAGTTAGCGCACTCACCAAGATCAAGAACATGTTCTCTCCACTAGAGAGAACGATCATTGCGCATAAGATGGAGTCAATGCCTAGCTCACAGTGGGCAGCGTACATCAAGGCCAACGCACCCAAGGCCGCGAAGAAGGAAGCACTAGCGATCAAGCTAGACGAGCTACTAGCTCGGCAGCCTAAGTTGTCCAAGGCGGACATCGTCAAACACATCCAAGAGAACTCACCCAAGATTAATACCAAGAACCTCCGCGCTGATGGTTATGGTATCGATGAGACCCAATACGGTAAGTACGTGTTACCAGGCGGCGAGGACTACACCGAGACGCTCATCCATCTACCTGCAAACACAAGCTCACCCTCAATCAGAATGCAGAAAGTCTTTGAGATTGCCGACGAAAATGGGCAATTGCTAGCTAGTGGCACGGTACCTATGTCGCCACGCACGCTTGAGAAGCTCAACAACAACCCTAACTGGGTGGTGCGTGAGTACGAGCAACCTCACCCCGCCGACATACTCCGTGACCCATCTAACTTTAGGTCTGGTCACTTCGACGAGCCCAACGTCTTGGCTCACCTGCGCACCAACATTAAGCTTACACCTGACAACAAGGACGTGCTCTTCCTAGAGGAGCTGCAGTCAGACTGGGCACAGCAGGGTAGGAAGAAAGGGTTCTTGCGTCCAGACTTACATGTCGAACGCCGTGCTGAGATTAAAGCCCAACTGGACGAGCTTGCTAAAGAAGGCAAAGCCATGAGTGAGCGTGGAGAAAACGCGTCAGACATTCACATGAGAATGATGCAATTAAACGACGCATTGAACGATATTGCTCCACCAAAAGGCATACCTCGTGGCCCATACGTCGAAGATACTGGCGACTGGACAGCGTTGGGCTTGAAGAAGGCCATCGAGCGAGCGGTTGACGAGGGGCAAAGCCATTTAGCCTGGACCACTGGTACGCAGCAGGCTGATCGTTATAACCTGGCTAAGCAGATTGATGAGCTAATGGTTACAAAGAACCCAGACAACACAGTATCAATGATTGCAACTTTGCCAGGTGGCGGTGAGCGTAGCATCGGTAGAAATATTCCTATGAGTTCGGTGTCTGATTACATTGGCAGCGACTTGGCTAAACAAATTGAGACCCAAGGTGTTGGCGGCGAAGTTTATAACGCTGATGCACTTAGAGTCGGCGGCGAGGGGATGAAGACATACTACGATCAGATTGTACCCAGCACGGCCAACGACATACTCAAGTCAATGGGTGTAACCGAGCGCGTTAAACCTATCGGCGTGCAGCTTGGCAATAACGTGTCTGAGCAGATGGGCTTCGAGATTACGCCAGAGATACGCGACTACGTGATGAACCAAGGCCTGCCAGCATTCGCTGGTGGCGGTGTGGTCAAGGCTGCAGCCAAGGGTCTACGTGAGATGGCTGAGCAGTACATGGCTCCCAAGGCTGCGCCGGCTGTCAGTCGCATAGACATGAACTTCAAGGACGTGACCAAGCGCGTCCCTGAGCTAACACGTGCCGCCAACATGTTGGAGACTGGCGAGATTAGCGCAAGCGAGTACGACAAGCTGGTCAACTCACTCAAGCCAGTGACGCCTTACTCGTTTGTGCCAGCACCAGCGACGTACGAAGACGCGATGCGCGCGCTCACCAAGAACAAGCAACCAATGTACGGCAAGGCGTCAGAGATCCCAGCGGGTGAGCAGACAGACCTACGCCTAGACATCCCAGCCTACAAGGATCACGGCGTGTGGGTTAACTCTATTCACCGCAAGAACGCGCCGACGGTATACGACTCAGTGTCGTCAGTTAAGAACGCGACCATGATAGGCGCACCGGACAAGGCGTTAAAGGTGGCCAAGGGCGGACCCAAGGCGCCGTTCGCAGTTATCCGTGGCGAGTGGAACCCAATAAGCCAAGAGGACGCGGTCAAGAAGGCGCAAGAGAACTTGGCCAGTGGTGAGTGGGTCCAGGTTGGCTACGACCCTGAGCGTCACGGCTACTTCTACGACCGTAACACGATGGAGCCTGTATCCGGCGCCGAAGAGATACTACAGATTGGTCCGTTGGTTATAGCCAAGAACCCAGCGTACGCAGCCAAGGCCGAGCAGAAGTTCGCCGGCGGTGGTGTGGTTAAGGCTGCAGCCAAAGGGCTACGTGGTCTAGCTGATCGTTATCAGTTGGCGATGAAGGTTGCACAAAGGAACGCAGCGTTGCCAGTTAGTGAAGGTGGGCTTGGTTTACCGCCAGACAATACAGCAATAGATAGAGCAATCGCTATGGGTTTTAAAGGGGTAGAATACCATACAACAGACGCTAAAAATGCAGATGATATTTACGAAGGTGGCTTTTCAAATGTATCAAGAGGGCAAAGAAATTTTTCTGCGTTAGGTAAAAAGTATGGTAAAGATAGATACTACAATACTGGCGTAGGCAACTATACTTCCGACAATCCTTTCGCATCAGAATTTACATCGCAAGGTGATGTGCTTGCCGATAAAGTAATGTTCCCGTTAATGGTTAATAAGTCAAAGCATTTTGATTATACGAACCCAGAGCACGTAAAAGATTTAATGACGCCAAGAAAAGCAGAAGACTACGCTGGTGATTTTGGAACAAAAGAGATGAACCCATCGGATTTAAAAGCGTTGCAAGAAGGCCAGCACCATGTCATGGAAGACTGGCTAACTACCCAGAACCTAAAGAAAAGAGGTTACACTGGGACAAACCTAAAAGAACCACAAAAGTTCTACGGGGGTGAAGGCACAACAACTAATACATTTGATACTAGATTATTTAGAAGTAAGTTCGCTGCCTTCGATCCAATGCGTAGAAACGAGAACGACATCCTTGCTGGTGTTGGCGTAGGCTTACCAGTGTCTGGCGTGTTAGCTGAGCAGCCGCTTGAAAAAGCTGAAGGTGGCCCAGTACACATGGACGAGGGCGGCTTGAACGTTAGAGCGTCAGGTGACTACGGCAACTTTGACAGTGCGAGCTCATCAGGCAGCCACTACAACTTTAGCACCGACGTTGACATCCTAAACAAGTATGGCTTTGGTGTTACCAAAGAGGGCCAGGTGTTCAAGTTGCCTGCTCGAACCTACACGTTCGACGACGGCTACACCGTAACGCAGCCAGGCCAAAAAATTAAGCGTGACGACATCAGCGAGCTGCGCGCCAGGTACACAACCGACGAAGGTGTGCAGTACGGCGTTGGCCGTCAGCCACTAGCGAAGGGCTGGTCTGCTTACCGCACCGACCCACGCAGCCAGTCAAGCGTTGGCGTTAACGTGTCGCCTTACTACAAGGGGATCAACTACACCAAGAACTTCGCAGAGGGCGGCAAGGTTAGCGACCCGTTCGCCAGCCTATCAATGATGGACAAGGCCAAGCTGCTAGCTAAGGCTGCCAAGTACCGCATTCAGTACAACAAGCAAGCGGTCGAGCACGGCAAGTACCCTGACGCGTTATCGAGCGAGCTTAAGAAGAACTACCTAGACACGGTCGGCAACTCACGAGTGAACCGCTCACCGCTTGATGTGGCGTTGAACTACGGCGGTGGCTACGACTTCGGCGTCAGACAAGACATACCAGCTGACGTGGCTAGAGACATGGGCAAGGCCTACCAGTACACAGACTACTTCTTCTCACCGTTCACCGGCCCTAAGAGCGACGCCGTCGGTGACTACTACGAGAACATGGCCGGCGTTGAGGCTGGTATCAAGGAGCGTGGCAGACGCGCAACCGAGGCTGAGATACAAAGACGATCCGCTGAGTACGGCCGTGGCGTATCGAAGATGCTACCGCAGTACGAAGAGCCGAACTACGCAGAGGGTGGCGCGGTTGAGACCGATGATGTCGACTACGATTCCATGTACGAGTTTAAAAAAGATGAGCCAGCATTTGCAGAAGGCGGCGAGGTAGACTATGATGCTATGTACGAGTTCAAAGACAACACAGTAGGTTTCGCAAAAGGCGGACCAGTGTTGTCCGTTGGTCGTGGTGAGAAACTGCCCGTAGCAAAGGGTGCCGGGCTGACTGCAAAGGGCCGCGCGAAGTATAACGCTGCCACTGGCTCTAACCTAAAGGCACCGGCACCGCACCCAAAGACAGACGCGGACGCTGGTAGACGCAAGTCATTCTGCGCTAGAATGTCTGGCATGCCAGGGCCGATGAAGGACGAGCAAGGTAACCCGACTCGTAAGGCGGCCTCATTAAAACGTTGGAATTGTTAAGGATTATAAATGGCTAAAGACATGATGGATGACGAAGAAGAACTTCAGGGCGAGACGGTTGAGCTAGACGAAGAGACCTCAGACATGCGCGACACCGAAGACGGTGGCGTGATGGTCGCGCTTGAGAACGAAGAAGATCATCAAACCCAGAGTGAGCACTTTGCCAACATCGTTGACGACATTGATACTAAGGTCCTTAACACAATCGTTGACGACTTGATAGACAAGATTGGCCGAGACAAGGACGCACGTAAGAAAAGGGATGAGCAATATGAAGAGGGCATTCGTCGTACTGGCCTTGGTGATGACGCTCCAGGTGGTGCGCAATTTACTGGAGCCAACAAGGTTGTTCACCCACTAATGACAGAGGCCTGCGTTGACTTCTCAGCGCGCGCCATGAAGGAACTGTTTCCACCAAACGGTCCAGTACGCAGCAAGATAGTAGGCTCACAGAGCAAAGAGAAGCTTGACAAGGCAGAGCGCAAGGCCAAGTACATGAACTGGCAGCTCACCGAGCAGATGCCTGAGTTCCGTACGGAGCTTGAGCAGTTGACCACGCAGTTGCCACTAGGTGGCGTCCAGTACATGAAACTGTTCTGGAACAAGGACCTTAACCGCACGGAGTCAGTGTTCATCCCAGTTGATGACATCTACCTACCGTTCGCGGCGTCTAACTTCTACACTGCCGAGCGCAAGACGCACGTGCAGTACATCACCAAGTTTGAGTACGAGAAGCGCGTACGCTCAGGCATGTACCGTGAGGTTGACCTCGGCATGGCTGACGACATCGACTTCTCTAAGGCCACCAAGGCCAACGACAAGATCGAAGGCCGCGAGGACAACTCATACAACGAGGACGGCCTACGCACGGTGTTTGAGATCACCACGGCAGCTGACCTAGAGGGCGACGAGTTCTTACCGTACGTCATAACTGTTGACAAGGCCACGCAAAAGTGCTTGTCCGTGTACCGTAACTGGGACCCACGTGACCAGGACTACAAGAAACCACTTGAGTCTATCGTTGAGTTCCCGTTCGTACCTTGGCGCGGCGCTTACCCTATCGGCTTGACACACATGATCGGCGGCCTATCAGGCGCTGCGACCGGTGCATTGCGCGCGTTGCTTGACTCTGCGCACATATCTAACATACCGACACTGCTTAAACTTAAGGGTGGCCCTAACGGCCAGAACGTTAACCCACAACCGACAGAGGTTATCGAGCTAGAGGGCGGCATAAACGTCGACGACGTGCGTAAGATCGCCATGCCAATGCCGTTTAACCCACCAAGCCCGGTGTTGATGCAGTTGCTAGGCTTCTTGGTCGACGCAGGTAAGGGTGTGGTGCAAACTTCGTTCGAAAAACTGTCTGATCAGAACCCAAACATGCCAGTTGGCACGACGTTGGCGTTGATTGAGCAAGGGATGGTGGTGTTTTCATCCATTCACTCACGCTTACACAACTCAATGTCGCACGTCTTGAAGGTAATGCACCGTCTAAACTCTGCTTACCTCACAGACGAGATGGTAATCGACGAAATTGGCGAGAAAATGGTCGATCCGTCAGACTTTGACGGTCCGATGGACGTTATCCCTGTCTCAGACCCCAATATTTTCAGTGAAACACAGCGTTTTGCGCAGGTTCAGGCAGTACAACAGCGCGCAATGGCGTTGCCGCAGCTGTACGACGTGCGTAAAGTCGAGGAAATGTTCCTAAAACAGCTAAAAATACCAGAGGGCTCTGAGTTACTGATACCAAAACCTGAGCCTAAGGACATCGACCCCATACAAGAGAACTTTGCGGCGTCAGTTGGCAAACCAATCGGTGCGTTGCTTGAGCAAGAGCATATCGCTCACTTGCGCGTTCACTTGGCGTTCTTACAGTCACCAATGTTTGGTCAAAATCCAATCATTGCGCCTATGTTTGTGCCGGCCATCGTGGCTCACATCAAGGATAGTGACAGTGGCCAGTTAGGTGACGACGACGCGATGATTGAGGCGCAAGCAGCGGTTGAGATACAACAGGCCATTGAGCAAGCTATTCCGCCTGAGTTCTTACAGATCGTGTCTCAAGCGTTCGCTATGGCTCAACAAATGCAGCCACAGCAACCACAAGACCCAACACAGGTTGCAGCAGACGTTCAAAAACAAGCCATCGCACAACGTGCCCAGGCTGAGCAGATGAAGGTCGCGTCACAACAACAGCGTGATCAGGTTCAAGCACAGACTCAAGCACAGCGCGACGCGGTTCAAGTTAACTTGAAACTTCGCCAAGATGAGCTTGACTTGCAGACTGAGATGTTGAAACAGGATCGCGAGGACGCACGCAAACAGGCCGAGTTAACCACTCGCTTGCAAATGAACCAGGAAGATAACGCCACGGCTAAGGACCTAGCAGCCGCTGAGATACTAAGTGGTAACAAGGTAGACGTGTCAACAGGCACGGGTATTAACCCCAATCCTAACTTTTAAGGAGAAACAAAATGGCAACAACAGATAAATGCAATTGCAAAGACTCACAAGGCGTATCCCAACACCAACGCTTGGCGATGGGCGCTAAGTTGGACGGTAAATCATTACCAGGCACGCCAGTTAAAACACAATCCATCCCTAAATAATTTATGGATGACGCGGACGTAAGTCAGGCCCGCCAAGAGCGAGAAGATTTGATTCGAGCTAGGTATAAGGTTGATTTGACAATACCGACAAGCAATGTCTGTTTGAATTGCCAAGATAGTACAGTAAATGGGGCCCGGTGGTGTAGCGTCGGGTGCAGACAGGACTATGAGAATCGGACAAACAAGAAATGACGATCGATAAGATTTTAAATTTATTAACGACGGCGCAGCAAGAGTTGGCAGTGGCTGCGCTTCGTTCACCAAATTCACATGATGCGTTTGAGTACGGGCGCATGGTGGGGATGTACGCTGGAATTGAGCGTGCTATAGAGGTAATTTTGTCAACAATTAAAGAGGATAACGATGATGTCTGATCAAACGCTGGATGATGCGTTTCCAAGTGCAGACCCAGGAAT